ACAACATCATCAAGACGATGATGTCTGCCCCCAGTGATGGGGAAAACTCATGGTATCATTATATTTCTATAATGGTGCACCATGAGAAAGTGTCACAGGACGTGACTACCGCCTCCATAGAGATTGGTATAGTAGCTAACTTGAATCAAAGATTCGAACTGCCGTGTGGCAGAGAGGATCTTCAACTTATTGTTGCAATCTATATCCAGTAAGTCATTATTCACAGAGGATGGAACCTCTTGCGGAAAAATGGCCGTATCTATGAGAGAAGGAGCATAACGCTTAACGCGTAGTCGCTCCTTTGACCCTATATCAGTTATACGGTCCCAAACAACAGGACGCGAAGCGTATGGATTAGAAGTCTCACTGTAGGTAACACTCTCACGAGAGTACCGAAAGCGAAACGAATCCAACGCCTCATGTTCCGGATTGTATTGGAACCAACGTAAAATAGCCCTAGTCCCGTTTATCTTATTTGTAGGGGTTACCCAGCGAAGAGAGAAACGAGGATTTTCAGGACTAACGACTTCAGAAACGGACGCCAGATCCTGACCACCGAGAAACTCGGGAGGGCAGAACTGACGACGTAACTGAAGCCATAACTGATAAACCGATGGATCACACCAACCATCGTCATCTGATGCCCAGCGCCGCAAGGCGTTGAGTAACCAGATGATTCTGTCTGGCGAATCTATAGGTTTTCGTATGTAGAACGGTTTGACATCATGACCATTATAATAATGGCCTCCACAGGACTCCCGAAAGGGACCCTCGTGGAAACTTTTCTTTTCATTTACAGTAAAACCAACACCAATCAAGGTTTGGCATACTGCATGATAATGAGAAGAAGGGCAAATGATATCATCACCGTAGACACTCACGTGGGTAGCTCTATATCGGACTGACGTATTGTCAACACGATTCTCATTTTTAATTGTGGCACAAGTTAGTGCCCAAAATATTAATGATTCGAGCTCGAAGGTATATCCGTTGCCCATCGTACTATGTTTCTCCCAAACGACATCACTGCCGTCGGGAAGCAAACCCTTAGGGGATCGAAGATCATCTAAGAGTTTTACCCAACAAGTGGGTAGTAGTTCGAATACGCAACGTTGTGAAATACTGTCACTAGCCGACTTAAGGTCGATAGTGGCGAGGTGTCCC